GCCTAAACACAAGCGAATACGAAAAAGGCGTAGAAAAGGCAAAGGGCGGGGCTTCCTCTCTGATGGACGTTTTTTCCGGCACCGTGCTAGGAAACGTTGTTACAGACGGTCTGCGCAATGTTGCAAACGGATTTGTTAACATAGGCAAAATGGCAACTGGCGCGGCAATTTCAATCGGCAAGGCATCTCTGGATAGCTACGGAGAGTATGAGCAGCTTGTCGGCGGCGTGGAAACGCTGTACAAAGATAGCGCGGGAATCATAGAGAACTACGCAAAAGACGCATACAAAAATGTGGGTCTTTCAGCAAATGATTACATGGAAACATCCACATCGTTTGCGGCGGCACTGGTTTCAAGTTTGGGCGGTAACACAGAAAAAGCCGCTGAAATGGCAAATACTGCAATTTCGGATATGTCCGATAATGCGAACAAAATGGGTACGAATATTTCGTCCATCCAAGACGCATATAACGGCTTCGCGAAGCAGAACTACACAATGCTTGACAACCTAAAGCTTGGCTACGGCGGCACGCAAGCTGAAATGAAGCGGCTTATCAAAGAAGCCGCTGCCATGACGGACACGCAGAAAGAGCTTGGTGTTACGGTCGATTCCAACAGTATGTCCTATGCGAACATTGTACAAGCGATTCATGTCGTGCAGGCCAACATGGGCATCATGGGAACAACCAGCAAGGAAGCTGCAACTACAATTCAAGGCAGTACAGCGTCGATGAAGAGCGCTTGGGAAAATCTTTTGACCGGAATTGCAGACCCGGAGCAAAACTTTCAAGCCTTGGTGGACAACCTTGTTGACAGCGTTATTACTGCCGGAAACAACATTATACCGCGCATCAAAGAAATTGTGCCTACTTTGATTGATGGTTTGAGCGAACTGGTCACACAGCTTGCGCCTTATGTGAGCGGTGTGATTATGGAGCTTGAACCGACTATTGAAGAGGGCTTGCAGACACTTTTCGGCGGGTTAAGCAGCGTAGCAAGCGAATTGCAGCCCATTGTTGCTGATGTGTTTTCTTTTTTTGGCGATGCAATTATTTCCGGGCTGACAAGCGCGATTGAAAACTCTGACTTTTCGTTCTTGCTTGACATTTTTGATAATGTTAAAACAGCGGCTGAAGAAGTCGTGCCTGTAATTGAAGAAATCGCACCAGCACTTGTGACGGTTGGTGCAGCTGTAAAAGGCTGGCAAATCGGGACGAAAATCCAAAAAATGGCAACGGCCTTTGACGAAGCCAAAGTTGCTGTTTCTTTGTTCAGCATGGGGCTTTCTGACACGGAAATTGCACAGGGCGCGCTCAATGGCACATTAAAGGCATCCGAAGTTCTTGCCGGATTGCTTACAGGGAAGATTTCTCTTATGACGTTGGCACAGGCGGCAGCGGCAAAAGCGCAAGCCGCTTTTAATGCGGTTTTGGCAGCAAACCCAATTACACTGGTTGTGGTTGCAATTGGCGCACTGGTTGGTATTTTGGCTGTGCTGTATGCGAAGAACGAAGATTTCAGAAATTCTGTAAATGGCGTTATTGAAAACATCTGGGCAAAAATCGAAGAGCTTGTAGCATGGGTGCAGCCCTATGTTGAAGCGGCTATGCAGGTTATCGGGCAGGTCGTTACGCAGGTCATTACAGATTTGACCCCGGTTATACAGAGCATCGGTGAAGCGTTCAGCGCTGCATGGAGCCTTGTACAGACTGTATGGGCATGGGCAAGCGCATTCTTTCAGGCTATCTTTCAGGCAATTGTGGTTATCTTTGCACCTTTTGCACCGATTATCAGCGGATTCTTTCAGGGCGCGTGGATCATCATTCAAAGCATCTGGAATGTTGCGGTAAGCTTTTTCCAGACTGTGTTTAATTTGATTACTGGCGTGTTCTCTACGATTGACGCTGTGTTGTCCGGTGACTTTCAGAGCGCGTGGGAGTCGATTCAGGGCATCTTTGAAGGTGCGTTTGACTTTTTCTCTACGGTCGGCCAAAACGTTGTAGAGGGCATCAAGGGCGGCATTGCGGCTGTTTGGGGTGGTCTTGTCAGCTTTGTGCAGGGCTTGTGGGATGGCATCAAGAGCATTTTTGTCATCAATGCAAGTGATGTGAAAAACAATACGGGGTCTGACGGCAGCCACGCAGGCGGCATGGATTATGTCCCTTATAACAACTACGTTGCAAATCTGCATCGCGGCGAGATGGTGCTGACAGCCGATGAGGCGGACAGTTACAGACGCGGTAAGGGCAGCAGCAACGGTTTTACCCTGACGCAAAATATTTACGCGGCAAAGCAGACGCCGGTTGAACTGGCAGCAAGTACAGCAGCGTATTTTCAGCGGGCGAGGTGGGCGATATGAGTTTTTTAAGCAAGACTTTTAAATACGTCAACTCGCTGGGGCAGTCTATCGTGTTTGACTATGATCATGGTTATCTTATCAGTAAGCCGGATGGCATTGATACAATTTCGATCACTGCCAACACGGCGCAGGGCATAGGTCAAGTAGGCGCTACGGTGCAATCTAAGGCCATTCAGACGCGGCCTATTACCATCAATGGCAGAGTTATAGGCAAAGACGCGCAAGCGCTGAAAGACGCGCTTACGACCGTTGTACGACCTGACCTTACCGGAGTGTTATATGCCGGAGACTGGCACATAGACGTTATTGTAACGGCATCGCCTACCATTGGCCCATCAAAACGCGGTGCGCCGTTTCAGCTTGGCTTGCTTGCCCCCTACCCGTATTGGGAAAGTGGAGAACGAAAAGCAATGCAGCTGCGCGGCGTGCAAAAAGGTTTTAAATTCCCATGGAATATCAGCAAAACGTATTATTTCGGCAAAGTCATTGTGCTGAAATACATTGTTTTGCAGAATTTCGGGCAGTTTGATGTTCCGTTTATTCTGGAAATCAATTGCGTTGGCGAGACGGCAACAAACGTAGGCATTGAAAACATGCTGACAGGTGAAGTGCTGCGGCTGGAAAAAACGCTTGTGGAAGATGAGCGCGTCGTTATCAAGACATCGCACGGGAAAACAACGGTCACAAGCTCTAAGGACGGTGACTGCCGGGGTGCACTTACGCTTGAAAGTACACTGTACAGAATCCATACGGGCGATAATGCGTGGAAGCCTACTGCGGACAGTGGGCTTGAAAACGTTGAGATGAGTGTTTCGTTTGCGGAAGAAAGTGCGGGTGTAACGGTAATATGAGATTAGAGCTGTTCTCCCCCGACCTTAGCAACCGACACGAAATCACGCACGCGATCAGCAGCGAATTCAGCGACTACTATAACGATGTTGGAAAATTTACGATAGTTTTGCCGATGGATGAGTACAACATCGGGATAGTGGAGCTGGATGCTGTTTTGTACATTGTAGAGCGAAGACTTGCGTATACTGTGGAAGAAATACAGTTTGATTGCGACAACAGCGAAATCACGTTGAACGGTTACAGCCTGAACAACAAACTGAACCGGCGTGTTATTGCGGCAACTGCCAGCATTGCCAACGTGGAAACAGATGTATACAGCGTTATTACTGCCAACCTGCGCGGGCTGCCTGTACTGCTGGCGAAGGAAAAAGGCTTGACAGAAACCGTGAAAGCAACAGAGGTGTACGGGGATGAACTGTTAAACTGCATACAGCCGATTTTGACAGATGCCGAGATTGGAAACAGGATGGTTTTGGACTACAGATCCAAAACGGAAACGTTTGAATTGTATAAGGGCGTTGACCGTACAGAGGGATTAAACGCGGTCCTGTTTGTGCAGGAACGCGGAACTGCGCCAGGGCTGGTAGTTGACAAGGATATTTCTGAATACAAAAATGTGTGCTACTGTGAAGCGCAGTACAAAGACGGTACAAAGTTTGTGGTGCAGGCTGGCACGGCCAGCGATGCGGAACGGCGCGAACTATGGGCGCGGTTCAGCGGAGACGCACAGCAGGATGGCGAGACAAACGCTGCGTTTCAGACGCGCGTTAAGCAGTATGCAGCGTTGCAGCTAGGTAGCCATTTGAACCGAAACGGATTTGACATTGACGCGGACGGCGATGAACTGGGCACGGCATATAATGTCGGAGATTTGGTTTGGTGCGTTTCTTTGCGGCTGGGCGTAAAGTACAAGGCAAGAATAACGGCGGCAAAGTATTCACAGGATGCAAACGGGTCGAGCGTCAAGCTGGTTATTGGCGACACGATTTTAACAGTGTTGAGGTGAGACAGTGGCAGAAATTAAAAATTTCCCGAATAATGTTGACGAATACATCGGGGCACAAAATGTCATGAAGTGGCTGCACGGGCGTACAAGCGGCGTGTTTGGCGCGGATGGCAATTTAAGTGTTACTGCAAACGGCAATATGACGGTAAGGGTATCGGATGGTGTTGGTTGGCTTGCGAACGACAAAGCAGACGGTACGGTTTTTTGGAATGATACCAAAGAACAGACCGGCAGCGAGTTACAGCTGACAATCCCGCTGGCAAATGCTGTATCGCCGCGTATTGACCGTATTGTTGTGAGTTGGGACACAGTAGACTATGCAGCAAAACCGCGCATTGAAGTGCTGAAAGGTACGGCGGCTTCTACACCTGTTGCACCGGCACTGACAAACAATAGTCTGTTGCGGCAGATTTCTCTTGCACAGATTGCAATTCCTGCGGCAGCAAGCAAAATCACGTCGGCCAATATTACCGATGAACGACTTGACAGCACAGTATGCGGGCTTGTAACTGACTGGGTAAGCGTTGATACCAAGGTAATGCAAGAACAATTTGCTGCTTTTCTTACCCAAATTAAAACTGAGCTAGATCAGCTGCATGCTGGAACGGCTACGATGATGCGATCGACCTATGACCCGCAGGGGCGGCAGACCGATATTTTCAAGGCGATCGACAAGGTCTCCAACATCTACTACGCCAGGCTTACGCTGAACGGGTGGACGGCCTGCAGCAGCGCCGACCAGGCCAAAGACCTGCTGTACCAGCAGACGGCTACGCTGACCTGCGCGAACAGCCATGCGCCGGTGGTGACGGCTGCCAGCGAGTTTTTGTCCGGCATCGGCTACGACAAGACCGGGGTGCCAGCTACCGATGATGTGCTGAATGAAGTGCAGGACATCATCAACGACGGCGTGACGGTCACGGCGTACAATTCAGTGCTGGTTAAGGTGAAAAAAAAGCCCACCGCCGAAATCCGGGCGCGGTGGGTCATTCAAAGCTGATGGAGGTTTAGCATGAAACATTCGTTTGTATGTATTTTTACTCTCCCCCGTAAGAAATCTGCGGCATGTGCTGCGCGGGGTGGCTGCTGATGGGTGTGGCACCTAGGATTCCGGGCGGCGGAATAAAAGAATTTGCAAGCATTTTTGTGCGAGGGCACAAGCATGAAGCCATGCCAATTGCCAGCGTACGAGCCTATAAAGACAAGACCGTTAAAGCAGAAAATCTATATTTAAGTAGCGGCCCGTATTTTACTGATCCCAAAACTTGGACTGTAAATAATCTTTTTAAAGTGCAAACGGTTGCCGCTGATGTGTATGTATATATCTTACAAGACGCAAAGGATTCTAGCGGCTCCACATATTCCGCTGGAGATACTTTGGCAAGCTACAACGTCAACAGCGACACGACAGTTTTTTTGGAAAAAATTTTTTATCCGCTACCTGGTAAAAGTTGGTCGTAAGGAGATGCGATATGAAAATCTACGACGAAATCACCAACGAAGAGCTGACCTCTCCCGACCTGTCCGCCGGTTATCTCTACACCGCCAGGCAGGTTGCCGAGCATGTGCCGGAGAGCCGGGAAGTGATGCAGGGCACTGTCACCGAGGACGACCCGCAGGGGCTTATGCGCATCATTCCTGCCCATGACGTGTACGAGGACTGCCAGTTCTACCACGCTTACACGGCAGAGGAACTGGCCGAGCGGGAAAAACCCACGCTGCAGGAACAGGTGGACGCCAACGCGGCGGCCATTTTGGAGCTGGCTCAGATGCTGGCCGGAGGTGAATGATATGGTACAGTTTTATATCTGCTGCATCCGGCGCGGGCTGATTACGTTGGACAATGTGCCGGAGAAATGGCGTGAGGCCGTAAGGGCAGAGATGGAGGGAGCATGACGCATGAAGTAGTGCTGCATGGGTACAACGTAAAGCCGAGCTCCCTGCAGCTTGGAACTTTTGACAGCTACGGCATTGAGAAAATCCACGTTACGGCAGATGATGAATGGGCGGGGCTTGACATTCTGGCCGTATTCCACGCGCCGAACGGGACTGCTACAAAGGTTGTTGTTGGGGCAGACGGTATGCTTGCCGTACCGCCGGAAGCTACGGCGAAGCAGGCAGACGTCGGCAGAATTGTTTTTGTTGGGCTTGCGGAAAACGTGCAGCGCATTACTGTGGACATGGGATACAATATCAAGCCGCACTCTGACATCGATGGAGACAACCCAGGCACGCCGACGCCGGATGTTGTGCAGCAGATTTTGGAAAACTCCAATCATGCTGTAAGTATCGCTACGGCAGCGCAGAAAGCCGCCGAGAACGCCCGCCAAGCCGCGGAGGACGCGGCCAAAAAGGCGGGCGAGGGAGCGGGCGGCGCTGCTGCCAGTGCAGCGGCAGCCAAGAAGAGCGCTGAGGATGCGGCAGCATCCAGCGAGAGCGCGGCGGGCAAGGCAGAAGAGTCCGCATCATCCGCCAGTGCGGCCAACGAAAGCGCCAAAGCAGCTCAGACCGCACAGGGCAGCGCCGAAAATGCTGCTCAGACAGCCGCTGATGCAGCGGGTGCCGCTGGACAAGCTGCTGACGCGGCCGGCAGTGCCGCTAAGGCTTCCAGAACCAGTGCTGGCGAGGCCGCACAGAGTGCAGAGGCGGCTGAAACTGCCAAGCAGGGAGCAGAGGACGCAGCAAAAAAGGCGCTTGAAGCAAAAACGGGCTCGGAAAACGCCCTGCACGATGCTAACGCAGCAAAAGATGCCGCAAGTGGCTATGCCAATGCTGCTGCAAAATCAGCCACAGCAGCAGCGGACAGTGAGAAAAATGCAGCGAAATCCGCGAACAGCGCTGCTGAGAGCGCGGCGGCGGCTAAAAAGTCGGCGGATAATGCCAACAACACTGCCAACAGCATCAAGGATTCTATGACACAAATTTCCGAGAACAAGGAGGCGGTTAGTCAGCTAAAGGAAGATACTGCTGCGCTGAAGAAGCACCAGAATGTGCTTGTTGGCAGTGAGACAGGCAACCCGATAAGCTGTAATGACGCATATTCCGCCCCGCTGTGCGGCCTGTCCGTGTACGGAAAGAGCATGCAGGACGGAACCCCCAGCCCCGATAGCCCTGTGCCAATTGTAAGCGCAGGGGATGACGGGAGCGTGGTGGTGAGGGTGACGGGGAAGAATCGGATGCCACCCAACCTGAACAGAGGTAGCTTTGTCGAGTGCTTTATCGAGAAAAACACACCGATAACTTTAGTATTCAAAGGCGGTGTTGTTTCGCAAGGCGGAAACATCTTATTCATTGGCGAAAACAATGAAAACCTTTTGTTTGGTATTGACGCTGGTAAGGCTGAACATCATGTAACGTTTAAAGCAAACGCAACAAAGTTTCAGTATTTGTTAAACGATACGGCTAGTGAAAACGTGTGCCTGACGTGGAACGCATCATCTCCCGATTATGAACCCTACCGTGAACAGATCCTCACACTGCCCACACCCAACGGCTTACCCGGCATCCCTGTCACCTCTGGTGGCAACTACACTGACCAAAGCGGCCAGCAGTGGGTGTGCGACGAGGTAGACTTGGAGAGAGGGGTGAAGGTGCAGAGGGTGAACATTGTAGACTTGTCAACATGTGCAATTTCGGGTACCACTAATCTTGTGGTAACAAAACGACTTGCGATTCTGTTGCCACTCGAGGGTCGTGATTATAAAGCAAAAGCCCTATGCAACAAATTGAAATTCATTGTTTCGTTTACCGAAGATACACCGCACTTTTATGTAGACACATTTGCCGCGCAGGTTTTTATTCCCATCGGCGCTAAAAACCCGGAAGAAGGAGAATACATTTTATTCTACGTTCTCGACGCTCCCATCGAAACCCCGCTCACCCCTGCTGAAATTGCCGCTTACAAAGCCCTCACCGCTTACGGCCCCGACACCGTGGTGCAAGCGAGCGACGGAGCAGGCATCAAGCTGGACTACCAACGGGATGTGAATCTTGTCGTAAAAAATCTTGAGGACGCTATCGCGTCCATGACTACCACTTAAAGGAGATATACATTATGGCTATCAAAAGTAAAGCACGGCACGACCTGACCTTGCGCTCCATCAAGCGGGAAATCGCCGCAGGACGCGATGTGGCATACTGGTTGGACAAGGCGTACACTCATCTGGACAGTGGCCTGCTGACGGAGGACGACATCGCAGAAGTGGAGACTCTGGCACAGGCGTACTACGACGCTCTGGACGCTGAAGACAGCAAAACAGACGAGCCTACCGAGGATGCCGAAACAGTTAGTTAAAGGAAGCTTTAGCTGACCAACAAACAGAAAGGACAACAAGCCATGAGACTTTCAAACGGTGAAGTCCGACTGAAAGACCTACCGGCAGGCCCTACGCGGTGGAGTGGCCTGTGCCGCCTGCTGGTGATGAATAATGATGAGGTGATACCTTGACAGGAATTTTTAAAGGACGATTTCGAGTGCGGTACAACTACGCCCGGTACGGATACACCCGGGGCGGCGGCAAGACGTGGCACGGCGGCATTGATCTGGAAGCGCTGGACGATGAGACCATTTACATGCCCACCTACAAGGGCAAGAGCATTTCCGGCACGGTGACCCGGGCGCGGATTGTGACCGACAAAAGCAATGCGACGTGGGAGTGGGGATATTACGTCTGTGTCCAGCTGGACACAAACCAGACGCCGGATGCCGTCAACTACCTGTACTTCTGCCACTGCGCCAGCCTGCTGGTTAAGGCAGGCCAGAGAGTCAAGAGCGGCGATGCGCTGGCCGTTATGGGCAACACCGGCAATGCCGCGTTGGCAGACCCGCCCTACAAGCACTGCCATTTCGAGGTGCGTGCCACTGCCACCGGCAAGGGACTTGACCTGACGGCGTATGCGGGCTGCCCGAATGAGGTAGGAACCTACGGCGACCAGCCTGCGCAGACAAGCGGTGAGGAAGTACTGATTGATGTATCCCACCACCAGGGCGCTATCGACTGGGCGAGTGTTCCCTACCGCGCCATTGTTCGCATCGGGTATCGCGGCTACGGCAGCGGAAAGCTGATGAAGGACGAGCAGTACGATGCCAACCTTGCAGGGGCGAAAGCGAACGGGAAGCTGTTCGGCTTTTATTTCTTCTCTCAGGCAGTCACAGTGGACGAAGCCCGCGAGGAAGCAGACTTCTGCGCAAGCATTGCACCAGCTGGCTACCCGCTGTTTTTCGACAGCGAATGGGGGCATACGACCGATGCTGGCATACATGATGGCCGCGCGGACAACCTGACGAAAGACCAGCGCACGGCAATCGCAATGGCATTTTGCGATAAGGCCAAAGCGCACGGATTTACGGCAGGCGTCTACACCTTCACGTCGTTCGCGAGCACGAATATCGACTACGCTTATATGTGCGAGGATTATATCGGCTGGCTGGCCGATACGCGCACCAACTACGATAAGACGCTGCCGCGCTACATCCACCAATACGGGCAGGGCAGCGTCGCAGGCATCACCGGCGTGGTTGATTTGAACCATCTGGTCAAGGCCCTGCCAGCAGTGGACAAGCCCGCAAGCAAGCTGCAGGTCATCACGGTAGGGCCGGTTACGCAGGGAGACGCAGATGCGATTTATTTGCTGTGCAAGGAACGTGGCTTGACGGATGCCGGGCTGTATAGAAGCGAGTGGGCATGAGCCCGGGCGGGAAGTGAAACATGGATGAATGGGTAATCTTTAAGGACATTGTTGTGATTGTGGGGCTGGTTATAACTGTAACCACCCCGCTTTTGAAACTGAACGCCAGCATTACCGAACTAAAAACGTTGTTGGAAAGTGTGATGAAGAAAGTAGAAACGCTGGACAGCAACAACACCGAAAGCCACCGCCGGTTGTGGGAGCACAATACCGAGCAGGACAAAGTTTTGCAGAACCACGAGCAGCGGTTGCACGATCTGGACGGCAAGTAACTTGCTGAATTGCAGCAAATATTAAAACGCGCAATTTAAACTACGGTAATTCGCCATAATTTAATTTACACGCAATTTGCCGCGCAATTAAAACACGCGCGTTTTAAAACTAATTTGAAACAGAAATTAAACTTGAACAGACTGAAAGAAGGTGTATATCTATGGGCGATTTTTTGAAAAATCTGGCAGCGCTTATCAAGGTAAAAACCATTGTGACGCTGGTGGTAGTTGCGGTTTTTGCGGTGCTGGCATTGCAGAGCGAATTACAGCCTGATACGGTTATGACCATTGTAACAATGGTCGTGGCCTTTTATTTTGGCACGCAGACCGAAAGCAAGAACAAGAAGGATGAGTAATCATGCCAAAGTTTGATTTTGTCGGCGGTTTGCTGACCGATGAAGAAACGGATGTTTTGCAGCTTCGGCGGCGCGGCTGGCGCAATGCTGATATTGCGGCAGAATTAAATTGTAGCGAGCGCACGGTAAAACGGCGCGTACACAGTATCAAAAACAAAATAGGCTGATTTAAAGGGCACGGCTGCTTTTGCGGCCGCGCCCTTTTTTCTTTTGTCCCAAAGACGGCACAATGTTGGCACTTTACTGGCCTACGTTGTGCCGTCTTTTTTTGTACAATTAAAGAAAAAGGAGCGGTGCGGATGGCATACAGGCAAATCAACCTAAACCCAGAGCAAAAGCGCGTTGGCGATTGCACCGTCAGAGCCATTGCAGCTGCAACGCATCAATCGTGGGCGGCTGTATATGCGGCGCTGGTGTTGGCAGGATTTGAACTGCATGATATGCCGTCTGCAAACTATGTCTGGGGCAGCTATCTGCGGCGATGCGGGTGGACGCGTTCGGCAATTCCGAACAGTTGCCCGGACTGTTACACCGTTGCGCAATTTGCGAAAGACCACCCGGACGGAACATACATTTTGGCAATGGCTACGCATGTTGTGTGCGTGCAGAATGGGGATTGGCTAGATACATGGGACAGCGGAGATGAAGTGCCGCTGTACTACTGGCAGAAAGGATGATTGACAATGGCGTTTGGCGTACCGTATCAGCCCGGATTTGCGCCGGGATATTACCCGATGGGGCAGCCGTCCGCAATGCCAGACCAGCTGGCGCAGCTGCGGCAGAACTACCAGCAACCGCAGCAGTCCGCGCCTATCATCTGGGTGCAGGGTGAAGAGGGCGCGAAAGCTTACATGGTGGCGGCTGGAAACAGTGTGCTGCTGATGGACAGCGAAAACAGTGTGTTCTACATCAAGTCTACTGATGCAAGCGGGATGCCGCAACCACTGCGAGTATTTGACTACACAGAGCGCGGCAAACAAGCCCCGCAGAAGCCCGAAACAGTAGACGATAAGTTTGTCACGCGAGCAGAGTTTGACGCTCTACGCGCCCGCCTTGACGCGCTGACGGCAGACAAGCCGGGAAAGGGTGATAACAATGCCAAATCCACTGTTTAATGCTCTGGGCGGTGGTAAGCTGCCCGGCCCGATGGGGCAGTTTCAGCAGATGATGCAGCAGTTTCAGCAATTTCGGCAAAATTTTCAGGGCGACCCAAAACAAGAGGTGCAGAAACTGCTGCAGTCCGGGAAGATGAGCCAGCAGCAGCTTAACCAGTTGCAGACGATGGCGCAGCAGTTTCAAGGATTTTTGAAATAGGTTTATCCGTGCGCACGGTGAACATACATTAACTTTGATATTTTTTGAAAGGAGAATACTATGAGTCTTTCTTCTGACGGCACTGTTATGACAATGCCGGTTCAGCCCGCAAATACCAATTCCAATGGTGGTGGCTTCGGCTGGGGTGATAACGGCGCTCTGTGGCTTATCGTTCTGTTTCTGTTCATCTTCGCTGGCGGCTGGGGCAATGGCAACGGCTGGGGCAACAATGCTGGCAACGGTGCTGGCGTGGTTGACGGTTACGTTCTTACGTCGGATTTTGCCAACATTGAGCGCAAAATTGACAACGTGAACAATGGCTTGTGCGATGGCTTTTATCAGCAGGCGCAGCTTATCAACGGCGTACAGCAGGGCATGAGCAACGGCTTTATGTCGGCCGAAATCAGCCGTGCAAACCAGCAGGCCGCATTTATGCAGCAGCTCTTTGCCATGCAGATGCAGCAGGCCAACTGCTGCTGCGAGACCCGCGAGGCGATTCAGGGCGTGAATTACAATTCGGCAACGCAGGCTTGTGAGACACGCCAGACGATCAGCAACGGCACGCGCGACATCATCGACAACCAGAACGCCAATGCGAGAGCAATTTTGGACGCTATGACCGCCCAGCGCATTGAGGCCAAAGACGCCAAGATTGCCGAGCAGAACCAGCAGCTTTTCGCCGCTCAGCTTGCCGCAAGTCAGGCGGCGCAGAACAGCTATCTGCTGAACCAGCTGCGCCCATTGCCGGTGCCCGCCTACCAGTCTTGCAACCCCTGGGCAGCTGGCACTTATAACGGCTGCAACGGCTGCGGCTGCTAAAACCGAATACGGCAACTTGTCGGAACATCTGACATGTTCGGCCCCGTGCCGATGGTGCAAAATGTGGCGGGGCAATCGTCCCGCCACTATCTTTTTTTTGAAAGGAATGATTTTATGGCTGAATTTACAAACGCCAATACCGTGAGCGTGGCAGCAGGCCAGAACGTGCCACTGACGGAAACGGCAGTAGCGGGTAAGGGCTGTGTCGTACACAGAGAGGGCGCCGGTATTGTTACGCTGCGCGGCATTACGAACCAGTGCAAAGCTCGCTTTAAAGTGGGATTTGGTGCAAACGTTGCTATCCCTACCGGCGGCACAGTGGAAGCTATTACGGCTGCACTTTCCATCAACGGAGAACCGCTGAACAGTGCGAGTGCAACCGTGACACCGGCAGCAGTAGAAAACTATTTTAATATTTACGTCACGGCTTTTGTTGAAGTTCCGCGCGGCTGCTGCCTTACCGTTGCCGCCGAAAACACAAGCACACAAACCGTTTTGTTTGCGAACGCAAACTTTATGGTTGAGAGAGTGAGCTGAAAGGAGCGCTATTATGAGTATGAAAGTTATGTACGATTTGAAGGACATGCTGTGCGCAGAGCTGGACGAAATCGGCAAAAAAGGCGAAATGTCTGCTGGCGACTTGGAAACTGTTCACAAGCTGACCGACACCATTAAAAACATCGACAAAATTACAATGCTGGAAGAAAACGGTTACAGCCGCGATGAAGATTACAGCCGGGATGGTGATTGGAACGCCAACATGCGCGGCAATTATGGACGCGGCAGTAGCTATGCTCGGCGCGGTTCTCATTATGTGCGTGGCCATTACAGCCGAGACGATGCGCGAGACAGCATGATGCGAAAGCTGGAAGACATGCTACGAAACGTTGATGGATACGACCGCGAGACTATCCAGCATTGCATCGACGAGCTGAAAAACACTTGACGGAGGTGGCGGCTATGGTGGACGTGCGAGAGATTGACGGCGCTATAGCCGAAATCGAAAACAGCGAACTTACCATGACCAGAGTTAAAAATTTGGCGGCGCTGTATGTTGTGAAAAATCAGCAACTTGCAGATGTATCCCCTGCCCCACAAAAAGCAAAATGGCAAGAGCCTGCGCGTTACTACGAAGCGGCAGTGACTTTTTGCAGGCTGTGTCAAATGTAGACACCACAGCAGCGCTGAACGTGCTGGATGAGCTTATGTCGGCCTTGTATGTAACAAACCCTAAAGTTTATAATAACGTAATGCGGAAATTGGAGCGTTTACAGGATGAGTGAATTTTTGGAGATTGTAAGCAAGGCTGATGACGGGCGAGTGTGGCGTGTGCTGGATGAGTTTATGGATGCGCTGAAAGAAGCACGGCCTGAAGTGTATAATGATTTGGTACACAGCTTGCAGAGAAAATAGGCAAGTGTGTACTAAAGTGTGTACTTGAAAAAGGAAACACCGTAGATTTCGACGAATCTACGGTGTTTTTAAAAGAGCGGCTGATGGGAGTCGAACCCACGGAGATACAGAATCATATCGATTCAACAAGCAAAAAATGGCGATGATACGGGACGTTATCGTTCTACATTTTTGTGGCAAACCATATATTTTCCAAAAAAGTGTGTACTTTTAGTGTGTACTTTTTAGCACGTCCTTAAATGTTTCGTCAATCGCAGAGGCTATTTTTTCGGCCTGGCCGTTGACTGCGTGGCCGTACACACCAAATGTATCCATATTTTTGCTGTGCCCAACAATCTGTTTGAGCTGCCCTTCCGGGAGTGCGCTTGCAATCGATACAAACGTGTGTCGAAGCTCGTAAAGAGAAACATAATTTATTCCGTTGTAATCGAAATACTTTCTCCACCATTTATAGAGCAAGTGCTCATCTGAGATGCCAAAAACACTTTTACCATTTTTTGTAAGTTCGCGTTGCGCATCTATTACGCTTTTAGCCATGTCGGACAATTCAATTGCTCTAACCGCATTGTCATTTTTACCTGTTGTTTTTTCTCCATAAATGTTGATCGCACGCCGCAGAAAAATTCTGTTTTCTTTCACATCTTCCCACTGCATACCAATCAACTCACCCGGTCGAATCCCGGTCAGAACAGCAAGGCGGTATGCGTTGATATAAGGGTCTTTGGCTTCCTTGCCCATGTACTTGGTTTTGTCGCTTGACAATAAAATTGCTAAATCGTCTGGCTGCAATATTTTCTTTTGCGGCTTTGGAGTTCCAGCGGGAATGTTCAAGTTATCTGGTACAAACGTTGTATAGCCTGAATTGCGTGCAAACCGAAAAAACGATGTGATGTCTCCATAGATATTTTGAAGCGTTTTACGGCTTTTTCCAGCGGCTTTGGCGTTGTCTAAAACTGTTTGCACTTGCTGCTGCGTCAACGATTCCAACCGCCGGTGCCCAATTTCCGGCTGAATCCATATGCGCCAGCGGCTTTCCTTTGGTCTAAAATTGCTTATGCCCGATATTTTTGATTCTCTCGCAAGGTATTCTTTATATGCGCTCTCGACCGTCTTTCCGCGCGTTTGCAAGCCGTTTTCTAGCCAGTCATCTGCTTTTTTGTTGGCTTCCCGCTGGCCTGTGCGCCCCGGCTTGGCGCTGGTAAAGGTTTTGCGCACGCCGTCTTTCTGCACGTTTATCTGCCAGCGCTGGGCAGATTCAATCCATCTCGCTGTATTTGTTCTTTTCATATTGCGGCTCCTTTTTTTGTGTGTTATAATAATGCCGTCAACTTTTTATGTTGACGGCTCTTTGCCCTTGTCGGTGGTACGAACACCGGCAGGGGCTTTTTTGTTTAGTAGCGGATAAAACCAACAGACCCAATGCAAATATCAATAAGTTGTCGATATTGGTCATTTACAGCCTTTGACAAAAAGCATATTGTGGATGCAGTACAATTTTGGTCAAGGGGGCAGACAAATGGAAAGGCTGGTAAACAAGCCGCCGTCCCATCATGGGCGGAAGCGACAAAAAAAGTTGTTGTCAAGTGCTGGAAATCCAATATATAGGACAGCTAAGACTTGACAAATGAGTATTTTTGTGAAAGTGTTGAAATACAACTGTGAGTTGTGTAAAATACAATAAACTGTTTATGCGGAAAACAATCTATTGCAATCTATTTTGTAAGATTTTAGAACCCTCTGCGCAAGCCCGTCTTTTCCAAAAATGTAAGACGTGACAACGCCTGCGGCATCCATTGCGGGAATGGTAGGATTATCAACAAAGATTCTGCTATAGCTTCCTTTTGCCATATTAAAGACTTCTTCTTCTGTAAGGGATGCTTTCTTTTGCGCCTTTTTTAGTTCCAGCATAACACTAGGCGATACAAACGGGCGACCGCAATTCATGTCGTAAAACGGAATTTCAAGCAACATGGAAAAAGCATTTTTGTACTTCTTCTCATCCTCTAAAAATTCATACATTAAATAGCGCAGATCACGGCATCTTTTTGGAGATGAAAATGCTTCCATATATAGTTTATTATATTGCCCCCATATTAAATCTCGATATGGGATGTCTCTTCGAGCGTTTACGGCGCGACAAAACTCCGGCAAAGTAAAAGCCCAATGAGCATAGGATTTTCTGTGATAAAAATAAACGTATTCGTTGGCTTTTATTTCTGCTTTTCCCTTTTCGGTCAATTTTCCGTTTTCGGCAAATCCCATTGATTCCAGCTTTTTAATAATAGGCCAAACATCATCAACGCCATAATCATAATGCCAGAACTTTGCAACAGGCTTTCCGCTGGAATATTTCTCTAAATAAGAAAGCATTAAAATTTCTGTTGGCTTTAGACCGTTTTTGTCTGCGAGATCATCAGCAGACAGCGCTAGAAAATTATCGTTTGCTCGCTCTTCCTGTTCAGCATGCCGCTTTTCTGTTTGTGCTTTGCAGTAACCAGCATACTGCTTTGCAATTTCATCTTTAGTCGGCTCATGTGTAGTTATGGAAACATTTACTTTTTGTTTCGGCTTCAAAAAGTCAAAAAAGCCCATAGTATCACAACCTTATTTAATTTGGGGGAATCTGAAATGAAAAAAGAACCGTTGACAATCACGCAAAAAAGTACGATACTTAGTTTAAGAGAGCAGGCAAAGCAGCTTTTGCGAGAAATCCCGCTAAAAGATGCTATTGCAATTTGTAATGAGGTTATAAAGGAGACAAGCAATGCGCAACAGAATTGATGTCTACAATAAGTGCGATGACAGCGAGTACAGGCAGAAAAAGGATGAAGTCGTTGAAAAAATGCTGAAACTGATTGAAGTCTCTGGCATGAACTTTTACGATGCGCAAAATCTGCCGTTAGAGCTGGACAGAGCTATTGCGGACAGTGTAATTGCCGCACTGGGGGATATATTTTCTTTTGCGCACAATCGAATAAAGTTGTCATAGAACATACAATTTTTCACCTAATTATTTGTGCAATCATACAAACGTAAACAAAAGCAACAAAACCGCTTGACTGTTGCGTATGTTTACGGTATAATGGCACTTGTAAGGCAACAAACGCAACAAAACACCAAGCCCAGACAGCTATATGCCTGAACTAAATGCTATTACGTATCTGACAACTACAATATAGCACGTTTTGTAAACATTTGCAACACCTTACACTGCCGCGACAGCAAAAAAATCCGCCTGCTGTTCGTTAGCAGACGGATTTTTCCCAAAGTTTTTTACCAGAACAAGTTTGCAGCAACGGAACCGCTCAATGTGAGCGAGCAAGTACACGGTCCTTTGTGCAATGCGCATCCGCTGCTTGCAAAACGAACTTGCAATTCTGTGGACTTGCCGTAACCTTTGGCAGCTTTGGGGCAGCCGTTTAAGCCATAGCGCGTTACGCAATTTCTTTAGTCTGGAACTGGCATACTCAAAAGTTGGGTCAAGGGACGACCACCTTCCTTTCTGCCTTACTCTGGCAATTCAGATTATAGCATATTGTGTCGCGGCAGTCAATTTTGTTTACTTCTAATTTTTACTAGGGAGGTGAAAAAATGCCCGAAGCTTGGACTGGTCGTTTGATTGGGAAGATGCACAATAACGACATTTCTTATGAAGACGTAGCAAAAAAGCTCGGTTACGGCAAGCCTTACATCTGTTTGATTCTGAACAGTAAGCGCAAACCGCCTGACATTCAGAAGAAGATGGAGGCGGCTGTAAGTGAACTGATCGCAGAAAGAAAGGAGTGAGCGAATGAACAACATTCAGATTTTTAAGTACGAAAACAACGATGTACGCACGGTTGAGTTGAACGGCGAACCGTGGTTCGCCGTTCAAAGACGTGTGCGCGGTGCTGGGGATCTCCAACCACAAAATGACGGCGCAGCGGCTTGATGCGGATGAGGTAATCCTGACTGACCTCACCGACAGCATGGGCCGCCAGCAGGAGACTACCGTTATCAACGAATCCGGCCTGTACAACGTCATCCTGCGTAGTGACAAGCCAGAGGCAAAGCCTTTCCGCAAATGGGTCACCAGTGAAGTCTTGCCCAGTATCCGCAAAAACGGTGGTTACATCGCCGGGCAGGAACAGCTTACGCCATCTGAGCTTATGGCTAAAGCACTGCTTGTTGCCAACAAAACGCTTGCAGAACGGGATGCTCGGATTTCGGAACTTACAGTTCAGAATGCTATTATGCAGCCTAAAGCTGAATATTTTGACGAACTTGTAGACCGTAATTTGCTGACCAGCTTTCGGGAGACGGCAAAACAACTTGGAGTTGAAGAGAAAAAGTTTATCTCTTTTTTGATGGAAAAGAAATACATCTACAGAGATAAAAAAGCAAAGCTGATGCCATACGCCGATAAAAACAACGGATTGTTTGAGGTTAAAGAGTGCTTTAACGAGAAAACCAAGTGGAGCGGCACACAGACACTTATCACGCCTAAAGGCCGTGAGACGTTCCGACTGCTGTGCTTGAATGCTTTATAAAAAGGAGCAACCCAATGACACCTAAACTGTTTGTCACAATTGCTATCAAGGGCGCTGTGCTGGGCGGTGCGATATGCAATCTGGTTTTTACGTTCTACTTTGAACACTGGTTAAAAAGAGAGCGGGAAAAGGCCGAGCGCTTCGCCGAAAAGAGAAATTGCAGCGATTATTACCGATACAATGGCAATAGCGTTTGCACGCTTTGCACTGGCATCGGCATCTTTTGCATCCTGCTCAGCTTTTTGGGCACGGCGCTCCGCTAACTCTGCAAGGCGTTTGGCTTGTACGGCAGTTACCGTTGATGCTTTTTCAATATTTTTCAGCGGAGTGCTTTCAAAGTCAATGTCTTTTGTAAAATCTGGAATTTTTAAATCCATACTATTTTCCCCCTTTCGCACAGTATACAACTTCTTGATATGTGTTACAAGGAGATGATGAACATGACAAACATTGCTTTTAAAGCGCTTCTCAAAAGTAAAGGCTACAACCGGGAAAAACTGGCAGAAGAACTGAAATTGAGTGGAAATTCTGTTGGGAGAAAATACACCGGTAAAATTCCGTGGACGTGGCCGGAGGTTTGCAAAGTATGTGCCGCGCTGGACATCTCCCTGGACGACTTTGCCGCCTACTTCCCCGCCGCCGCCGTCCGCCGGTCAACCCCCGTCAAGCCCAAATCTGACCGCGAACAGCTGGCCGACGCGCTGCAGCTTGCCGCTGACCTCCTCAAAAAAGCGTAGGAATTGCTTGGAAAGGCGGAGCAAAGGAAAAGCCATGCTTGCCCATGCAATGGCAGAGCTATGAACGGCAATGGCGATGCGCAGCTTGGAAAGGAATGGATTTGCATTGGAAAAGCACCGTTTAGCATTGTTTTGCAATGGCAAAGATATGTATAGAGCCGCAAAGGCATAGCTACGCAGAGCACAGCAACGGCAATGAATGGCAACGCGGAGGCTTTGCGTAGAATGGCTTTGACAGGGCAACGATGTGCGAGGCATAGCAGTGGCAAAGCAAATACTTGAAGAGCAACCGTAATTTATCAATTAGAAAGGACGACCACAAATGAAAATCCGTATCACTTTAACCGAAGAGGTTTTAGGTTCCAGCCCCAGCAATGAGGAGTTGCTGGCCGCTTACATCGCCAGCAAGGCCCCCACCGATGACCTGACTGCGCAGGAAGTCGACAACATCAAAGCGCAGGCTGCAGAGGAAAGAACGACCATTTTTCCCAAGACTGCCAACGGAACGCCGTTCATCTACGATTATCAGATCAAGGGCATGTTCAAGGACAGCTGCAAGGCCCTTGCCACTGCCGGTAAGGCAGGCTATCCGGGTGGCAAGCACTGTGCCGCGTTGAAAGCCTACAAGAAAGCCATTGACGGCCTGATTTTCGTTTCCCCGCGTGAGATTCCATACAACCTTCACGGCCTAAAGATGGGCTTCTGTGAGCGCCCCCTGCGCGCACAGACCCCAATGGGTGAGCGCGTTAGCATCGCCAAATCGGAAACCGTCCCGGCAGGCTCTACCATTGAATTTGAAGTCACCTGTCTCGACCCGAAACTTGAGGACGTTGTCCGGGAGTGCTTCGACTACGGCACGCTGCGCGGTCTGGGCCAGTGGCAAGGGCCGCTTTGAATGGGAGGAAGTAAAAGAATGATGGCGACAGCAACAAAAAAACGCCGCCCCTGTGCTGGCACACAGAGACGGCAGAACGAACAGAGCATCGCAAAAAGCTCTAACTGTATTCTATCACTTACCCGCGCCGCCGTCAAGCTGGCAATCACCGCAGATTTGGTGCTGCTGCTGGCGGCGCTCGGTTCTCTCAACATCCCCGCCACTCTCGCCGCCCTGCTGGCCCTGAATCCACTGTGCGGACTGTATTTCAAGGAGGCTGCAGAATGACAAGCTTTTGGGGCCATCAAGATAACCCCTTCCCGCCCTATGATGATGAACCGATTGGAACGGACGCTGACGGCGTACCGTACTACGAGGGCGACGAGATTGTAGACCTGGGCGGTGCAATTTACCGCTACGATGACTTGGACGTTAAGACAGTTTTGACCGCGCTCGGAATCCATACCTCGATTGCGGCAGGAGCTTAAAAAATGATTTGCGAAAACATCAGAATGGCGTTTGAAAATAACGCCCCGGATAAATACCAGAAACATTTTCAGGCTATGCAGCGCATCGTGCATGACCGCTCAACGCCTGATTTTATCAAGTATCAGCAGATGCGAGACTTGATGCTATCTGCCGAAGCTGGCCTATGCCAGAGCATGGAACACTTCAAACATATGGAGGTTTGACAAATGGAAAACAAAATGCAGGTAATTACTCTAAAGCAGCTGCCAGTTATCGAGGAACATCTACAGCTTGTGAAAGCCGATGTAGAAGCCCGTACCAACAACGCGATGCAGCTTGTTTGCACGGAAGAAACGCGCGGCGATGTAAAGAAAATCCGCACAGAGCTTGGCAGGGAATTTGCGGCGATGGAAGAACAGCGCAAACGGGTCAAAGAAGCCATCATGGAGCCGTACAACCGCTTTGAGGAAGTGTACAAGCAGTGCATCGCAGACCCGTTCAAAAAGGCCGATGCCGAGTTGAAGCGCCGCGTTGATGAGGTCGAGACTGGCTTGAAAGCTGATAAGGTAAAGGAAATTCAAAGCTACTTCGCAGAGCTTTGCAAGGCGAACAATCTGCCCTGGCTGCGCTTCGAGCAGATGAATTTGAAAATCGGGCTTTCGACCAGCGTAAACGGCGTGAAGACCGCGTTGACCTCTACGGTACTTAAAATTGACGAAGAGGTGCAGGAGCTTTCCCGCCATGAGGACGCCGCCGAGTTGCTGGTTGAATATAAGAAATCGCTGAATGTTGCGCTTGCATTGAGTACGGTTCGCGCTCGCCATGAGCAAATCGAACTGCAAAAGCAGCAAGAAGCTGAACGCCGCGCAGCGCTTGAACAGCAGCAGGCCGCAGAGGAAAAGGTGCAGCAGGCCATTGCAGAGGTGCAGGATGCTACGGAACCGCCTGTTGAAGAAGTTCCCGCACCGATTGAAGAACAGCCAGCAGCCGTGCAGGAGCCGGAGAAAACACAGACTGCCGTCTATGAAGTAAAGTTCGCCGTTCGCGGCACCATCGAACAGTTGAAGAAACTGAAACAGTTCATCATGCAGGAGGGTATGAGCTATGACGACATCTAATCAGTTGGCACAGAAACCGAAGTTTTCCGTTGCGATCACGACACAGAGCTACCAGAACCTAATTAACAACACGCTGCGCGACCCTGACCGCGCCCGCAGTTTCACCGCCAGCATCACGAGCGCTGTCGCTGTGAATCCGGCCTTGCAGGAATGCGACGCCGGTACGATTCTTGCCGGTGCGCTGCTGGGCGAGAGCTTGAAGCTCTCCCCTTCCCCGCAGCTGGGGCAATATTATCTCGTGCCGTTCAAAAACAAGCGCCAGCAGACCACTACAGCGCAGTTTGTGCTTGGCTACAAGGGCTATATCCAGTTGGCGTTGCGCAGTGGACAGTATAAAGACCTTGATGTAATGGTCATCAAGAAGGGCGAGTACATGGGCAAAGACCCAGAAACCGGGAAAGCCCGGTTTAAGTTCATTGAGGACGATGATGTGCGCGATGCCCTGCCGACCATCGGCTACATGGCATACTTCGAGTATTTGAACGGATTCCGCAAGGTGCTGTATTGGAGCAAAGAAAAGATGATGACCCATGCAGACACTTACAGCCCCGCTTTTAGCCGCAAGGGATACGAAAATCTGATTGCAGGCAATGTTTCGCAGGGTGATATGTGGAAGTATTCCTCGTTCTGGTACAAGAATTTCGATGATATGGCAAAGAAAACCATGCTTCGGCAGCTCATCTCCCGTTGGGGCGTTATGAGCGTAGATATGCAGACCGCGCTTGAACATGATGATACCATCACGCATGACAACGATGGACAGTTGATTGCAGAGCGCGTCGCATCTGCAAAGGACGTTCGCCTTGAATCTGCTGCACAGCCTGCACCGCAGCTTGAACAGCAGCAGACGGAACAGGCGGTTGAAAATGCGAACGCCACTGCCGAGCCGATGCAAATTGATTTGAGCATCCTGTAAGATGGACTACAAGATAATTTCAACTGGAAGTCAAGGGAACGCCGTTCTCATTCAAAATTCAATATTGATTGATTGCGGCGTTCCATTTTCCCGGCTTGCAGACGATTACAAGAATTTGAAGCTCGTACTCCTTACACACATCCACGGTGACCACTTCAACCCCGCCACGCTTCGCAGGCTCGCCAGAGAGATACCGACACTGCGTTTTGCGTGTTGCACGTGGCTATGCGCCCCTCTCGTAGATGCGGGCGTAAAGGCTAACCAGATAGATGCTATACGCACAGACCGCTGGTACACCTACAAAGGGCTATGCCGCATAAAGGCGCAGGAGACAAAGCACGATGTGCAAAATTGCTGCTGGCATATTGAGCTACAGCAGCACCCTATAGATCGCCTATTTTACGCCACAGACACAAACAATCTGAACGGCATCAAGGCCAAAGGTTACAACCTGTATCTCGTGGAATCCAACTACAAAGAAGCGGACATTCAAGACCGCATCGCCGAGAAGAAAATTAACGGCGAGTTTGTGTATGAAAAGCGAGTGATGCATGAGCATTTAAGTAAAGAGAAAGCCGACGATTGGCTTTACTCAAACATGGCAGCAAATTCAGAATACGTTTATATGCACTGCCATCAAGAAAAGGAAAATTGAATATGGCACTAGAGTATTTCTGCTGCTTTAATTCCTACAGAAAGAAAACGCGCAACCTATCAGATAGCGAGCTAGGTCGGCTGTTTCGTGCTCTTATGGTATATAACGAGACGGGAGAAAAGACGCAACTCAATGGACGTGAGGAAACCGCATTTGACTTCATCACGGAAGATATAGATGCAGCAAAAGAACGGTACAGCGAAAAATGTGCCAAGCTAAGCGAGAACGGAAAGAAACGCAAGCAATTGCCAGATGAAGAAGCAATTGATAGCAATTGCTATCAATTGCCAGCAAATGCAGGTAAACAAAAAACAAAAAACAAAAAACAAAATATATCTTGTGTATCGTTAGATACCCAAGATATATGCCACGCTGAAAGCGTGGCTACGCGCAAGCGCGCGCCTGCATACTCCGCAAAGAAAGCTATCGAGGAGTACACGCAGGACGCAGAGCTGCGAGAGCTGCTCTTTGAGTGGCTCGACAACCGCAAGAAACAGCGGGCGCCAGAAACCAAGGGCGCTATCGGGCAAAATCTCGACAAGCTGGCTGGCATGGCAGCACAAAGTAATCTGTCTTTGCAGGACTACATGCGAGAGGTCGTGCGCAAGGGCTGGCAGGCGTTTTATCCGATACGCGATGCACAGCAGGCAGTGCCGCAGCGCCGTGCAGATGGGAGGGATTTCGATTGGCTGACAGGTCAATGACCGTATCAAACACAGTTCTTACGCAGCAGGCGCAGCCAGTCGAGGATGGCCTGCACTACATCATGGGTTATATCGCCGCCGTATGGCCGAACTTTGGCAACGGAAAAACGCTTGCACAAAAGCGCTCCATGATCGCCGTGTGGGAGAAAGCTTTGCAGGATGTGCCCGTAAAACTCCAAAAAGAGGCCATCGACAGAAAAGTTCGTGCTGGGCAAATCTTCCCGCCGTCCTCTCCTTCTGAACTGATTACCTGGTGCAATGAGATTCGCCCACCGATGACAAAGTGGGATGCCAAAATGTACGCAGACCTAGCCGAGTGCGGTATCCTTGACGCCGCTTTCTGCCAACGCCAAATTGACAGGTATGATGCAGCACAAAAAGCAGGCAGTTTCGCCTACGCGGGGTGGGAATGATGAAACGTATTGAAATCATCACCTACTCCCGCTCTACCGGTGACATCCGCCACTCTCACCAGACCTACACCACCACTGGCGCTGCCGAAAAGGAGCTGCAAAAGGCGGGCTTTACCCAAAACCAGCGCCTGCCGGACATCTGGTACAGCGAGAAGTACTACGCGAAAGTAAAGGAGATTGTACCGTGATACAAAAATACATAATCTCCCTGCCCCCTATCACCAAGAAGAACTCTCAGCAGATACTTACCAACCACCGCACCGGCAAGCCGTTCATAGCCCCAAGCAAGCAGTACAAGAAGTACGAACAGGCAGCCATGTGGTATCTCACCCCAAAGCCGAAAGCCCCGCTGGCAGGCCGCTACCGCGTTGCCACGGTATTTTACATGCCAACCCGCCGCAAAGTAGACCTCACGAACTTAATGGAAGCTTCCCATGACACCCTTGTAGCCGCCAAAATCCTTGCAGACGACAACAACACCATCATTGCCAGCGTGGACGGCTCCCGCGTACTGTATGACAAAACCAACCCCCGCACCGAAATTTTTATTGAGGAGATGTCGGACGATGACCAGCCCCTGTAAAGACTGCCCAGACCGCCATGCGCACTGCCACAGCGCTTGCAATCGCTACGGCGAGTATGCGGCCATGTTTGAGAAAATCCGCGCACAGCGGCTTGCAGATGCTGCAGCGGACGCGGCAGATGCAGAGCGCGGAATTAAAATCCGCCGCGATGTCAGAAAATACGGATTATATAAAACAGGAAAGAGTTGAAAGACGTGAAAGCAAGACTACACCCTACCCCGGCATTGCAGAAAGCCGTTGACGAATATGCCGAAGAGAAAATCAAGGACATTCAATCCCGCGCCTATGAAGCGGTAATGAAAGAGCGCAACGACATTGCCACGAGCGCAACGACATTGCCACGAGGGCAACATATCTTTGCTTGCTGGCCTGTTATCAGGCGGGGTTATCCCGCCGGACGTTGGTTAAAATCCAGAATTACATGACCGGCCCGGTAGCCGACAAATACAATGAGTACCGCAACGACCAGCTTGCAGACCTTTGGGCACAGGTAACACTACAGGGCATCGGCATTGATGCAAAAAAGACGGAGGAGCCGTTATGAAAAGATTTAGCATTATCTGCACTGCTTATGATGAGCAGATGGAAATCAAGACCGAGGTGGAAGGCTTTTCAACGCTTGAAATGCTCGCCGCATTGGACATTAAGCGCGAGGACATTATGAATCAGTGCATTCATTTTGCGGAGTTTAAACGCACGCGGAAATTTCCAGACGGGACAGAAATGGAAGTCACAAAGGATGATGATTTAAAGCTATGACAGTATCTAAATTCTGCGAGAAATGCGGCAAGATGATGTGGGACGTGCAGCCCTGCAAGCGGTTCTGCGATGCTTGCATAAAAGAAAAAGCAAGGCAAAAGGCAAAGCAGAACTACGAGAAAAAGAAAGCGCAGCAGCAAGGCGTTATTTCTGCCATGCAGGCAAAAAAGCCGGATAAAGCGGCAGCACTGAAACCCCGCATCAAATCCATTGAACAATGCGTAAGAGAAGCCGCCGCGCTGGACATCTCCTACGGACAGTATGTGAAGCGCGGGTATGACAAGGAGTGATTTTATGCCAATTATTGCATGGATAGTGGCAAGTTTTTTAGTTGCTTTTATTATTTTTATGGCTGCCTTTTTCCTTTATGACACTTATAGCTCCGCTGCAAAAATTATCGGGACGCTAGTTACAATCGCGATTTGTGGTGCTATAATTCTGGGATTTCATTGGTATTATGCAAATACCGCTGCAGGGCAACGCGCAATGTTAGACCAGAAAAGCAACTTGCAAAACGGCATCGAGCGTATTGTGACCGTTTATACAGCCGACGGAAAGCAGCTCGCTCAGTATAAAGGCAAAATTGATATAAGCGATAACGACGGTTACGTGAAATTCGACTTTGACGGAAAGCGGTATATTTACTACAACTGCTTTGTGGAAAGCATTGCAGATATTGAATGAGGGGGTATTGTAATGGGATTAGTTATCACAGTCAGCCGCTGCGATGTGGACAAGTGCCCGCACTGCGGAAATCCCATCAAAGGAACACTCCGCGACTATGTGAATTCCGGCGGCCGTGTCTGGAAAGAGTATCTCGAAAAAATCGGCTATTATGTGCCCTATGAAATACGAGAGAAAGAACCGGAACGCGATTTTTACGGAAAGGATATGACGATCACATCTGAACAGGCAAAACACCTTGCAACTTTTGTAAGAAAAAGAAAACGCAATGTATACTGTTGGGAAAGCATTGGGAAGCTGGTAGATCGCGCAATAGAAAACGGAGATTTTGTAGCTATAAGAGCAAATTTGTTAAACGAAAATTGGTAAGGAGTGAGACTATGGACGCAGTTAAATTTTTCAAGACGGCAAACAGGTTATGCAAAAATCAAGGTTGCAATGTATGCCCTGTTGCGAAAGAAGGGTGTTGCATGGTTGGGTTCGATGACGATTCAGTTAAAAACATTGAGGAAACAATTTCAAAAGTTGAGCAATGGGCGAAAGACCACCCAGTCAAGACCCGCCAGAGTGAGTTTTTGAAGCGGTTCCCAAACGCAAAACTAGACAGTAACGGAGTTCTTGCGATTCGTCCGTGTGATATAGATTCTAAATGCTGCACAGACGATAACTATTTAATTAAATGTGGAACCTGCGCAAAAGACTACTGGCTCACGGAGGTGCCCAACAATGACTAACATCACAACTTTACTCCCCGGCGAACACTTTATGTTCAAGAATTACGAGTGGGTCTGCCTTGACCCGAACCACCCTGACGGCGGTGTGTTGGCTATTATGGCAACGCCGTGGGCAAAAGATGTAAAGTTCTGCCCAAGTGCTAAATTTGCCGATGAAAAAGGTAACTGGAATAACTACCGCACCAGTAATGTGCGGGGGATTCTAGATATTATGGCGAACGCTGTTTTCGATAAAGAAAGTCTGCTTTTGCATACCGTTGACCTTGTAGCAGACAACGGAGACAGAGCTTATGGCACTGTACATGACTCTGTTTTTATCTTGACTTGTGACGAGCACCGCAAGTACCGTGATTACATCCCGCACTACGACAGATTGATTTGGACTGCCACGCCTTGGGGCTGCGGTGATAAGGATTCCGACGCGGGAGGATCGAGCATCGTTCGCACTGTGAACGCGGGTGGTCTGCTGTACAACTACGGTGCGTGCAACTGCGGCGCTGTTGCCCCGGCTTGTGTTCTCAATCCGAAATCCCTCAATCTGCGCCAGAACATGGCGTATGTAGAAGAGGTGTCAGAATGACCATCCTAGCAAATATTATCGGCGGTGCAGCGCTTGCCGCCATGTTTGTTGTATTCTACGCCCTGGGCGTATCCGCTGGCCGGGAAGCCACGCAGAAGCGGGAAGAAGATATCAACATGGAGCATACACACGGAGGTGAAGACTGATGGACGAAGACTACGGCACAGTGCTGGTAAAATCGTATAACTATTGTCCGCATTGCAGTGCAAGAATGGAGAACGCTGAATGAAAGTCTATAAGAACCCTTGGGTAACTCGTGAAAGCTACTTCGTAAAAACTGGGGCATCGAGTGGTGCCGGTTATTCGTCACTCGTCTACGGCTACTCCATTGACTATTGGAATGGAAAATGGGAAGTGCGAAAAACGCGGTATTACCGTGGAGCATTGGCCGAAATGCCCGTCGTTGCCGAGAACCGTATCAGCCTACAAGGCTGCATCGATGAAGCAATAAGAGAAGCAATTCTTTTTGCTGTGCATAACGCAAAGGATGGTGAACGAAAATGACTAACAAAGCATACGAACGAGCCTTTAACATCGCCATAAAATACGGATTTTGCAGTGATTGCGTGCAGGGTCTCGACAAGGGTCACTGCCACGAATGCGATTGCTACCAGAACGCCGTAAAAGTGATCCGCGATGCGTTAGAAAAACTGGACGCTATCGAGGATTCTAAAGCAACCGTTTGGCACGATGCACAAAATGACCCGCCTAAAGAAAACGGCGAATACCTGTGCTACTACGAATACTTCCGTTATGGTAAATACAACCGCATGTACCGCACGATGGATCGTGGACATTTTTTCAATGGTCAATGGGACGGTGAGCCTACGCGCGGAACTAGAACAAAAGTCCTCGCATGGACAGAACTGCCGCTCCCCGAACCCCCGGAGGTGACCCCATGACAAAACAGCAATTAGTTGATGAATACGCCCGCAAACATCTTTGCGCGACATGCGAGTGGAAAAATGGCAATATTTGCACGCTGCCGCGCTGCATGAAACTTGAAGAAAGGAGAAACAATGACTCGAGAAGAATTCAACCAAAAGAAAACGTGGCTATGGAGATACCAACGCAGCAGAAATCATGAACGACAGCTGCGCCAGCAGATACAGAGCGAACGTGAACGAGCAGCAGCGACAACTAAAGCGTTATCCCCCGTTGTGGTGTCTGCTGGCGGTAAAAATAAAATCGAGGATGCCGTTTGCAGAATCATGGAGCGCCAAGAAGCTCTATACAAGCAGATTATTGACACCGAGATGCAACGGGAAGAAATTGAAACCGCAATAAACTCTGTGCAAAACCAAATGCAGCGGGATGTTTTGCGGGAGCGGTATATTGTCGGCACACCGTATTGGTGGAAGATTGCTATAAATCTAAATATTTCCGAGCGATGGGCAAAAAAATTACACCGCGCTGCAATTGAAAATCTGTGCACTCCAGTTCACTTTTAACCTGTTATTATAGATATGCTGGATGATGTAAGAACGGGACAGCATACGACATTGCTAAAACCTCTTTTCTTTATTGTTTCAATTCTCCTATTCTCATAGCTGGCAGCCGGGAAAGACCGGCATTTTATATGCCGCATAGCCAATCGCAAGATAAGGGCGCTACGCTTAGAAGCGACCGCGTAGAAATGGTGTGAGACCTATGTGCGGCTCCAACGCCGATGACTCTGGCTATATATCCGGCAGGTACGCTTGCCGGGGTTACCCGTCAGGTACGCTTGCCGGGGTAGCCAGATAGGCACCCCCCAGCACGCCTACTAACAGTGCGCAAACTGCGGGGGTTTATGCGGGTGTAGTTCAATGCAGAACTGCGGTCTCCAAAACCGCAAGATGAGGGGTCAAGACCTTCCACCCGTGCCAGATGAATAGGTAGCTCCTAGTCTGTGTGAGCGTGCGCGGCATACCTCACAAACGATGACAATGACCGTGCAAACGGTAAGCCGCACATGCTGGATTATCTCAACTGGTAGAGAACCTGTTTTGTAATCAGGGGGTTCGGGGTTCAAGTCCTCGATTCAGCACCAAGGCCGATGATACGGGTAAAGGTAGCAGGGCCGGACGCGGCAATTGTGTTCCCCGTTAGGCAACCGCCATACGCCTACTAACAGTGCGTACCATGTGGCGGGTTCTGAACAGGCTTGTGCTGGTATGGCTTGCCGAAGAAACTTGCAAGGCAGAAAGCATGAGCCTTATTTTTTAGATGTTCCCGACATTTATGTCGGAGAGAAAGGACGGAGACCTATGCCGTATATTCCTGTCGGCGCTATCGTTGGCGCAATCCATATGCAGAACACGATTTCCAGACACCGCCGCGAGGAAGAGGAAGAAGCCAAGAAAAAAGAGGAAGGGCCGAAAAGCAAGCAGGATGTGACGCCTATGTATTTTAGGAAAAAGCCGGTTGTCATTGAAGCGTACCAGACGGAGGAAGAACTTGATATTTTTACGCTGGAAGGCGTTATGCACGCTGCTCCCGGTGACTGGATTATCACTGGTGTGGGCGGTGAACAGTATCCGTGCAAGCCGGGCATCTTTGAAAAGACATACGAGCCTGTAGAGTGAACAGATCGCGGCAAGCCTCTGTTACACGCAATTTGCAAAAGCGTGTAAGTTTGTGACAAGTTTTAAAATATAGCGCGTTAATACGTTAAATATTAACTTGCTTATAACTTGCACACCGTGCAACACGCGCAACTGCCGCGCATTTATATGCCAACATAGCTTAACTGGTAAAGCCGGGCCTCATGACAGCATAGCTGCGGGTTTAGTTGTAGGTTCAAATCCTGCTGTTGGCGAAAGCTGGGTCGCTCCCACCGGTGAAAGCCCGGCGCAGGAAACGCGATAGCTAACATGAACGCTGTAAGCAAAGCGGCAAGCCGATAAGGAGCGCGGCGCGATGGCAGGTCGCAACGGGACTTCGAGAGCCTGAAAAAGTCTGCCCGGCATCTGCTTGTGCGAACGCTGTTACTGACGCCGTTACGCATCGCCGAAACCCATTACATCAAAGCAGAACCGCGAATCCGCACGCGGGGGATAAATGCAGCGGATGAAAAAAGCGTGTGGACAGCAGGCACGTTAAATTCTGACTGTACAAAAGCGTTGCGGATTTGCTCACCGCAACGGGTGAGGTCGGCACGGCATAAACCGACAGGGCGGGAACGCGCTTTTCCTCCGGCGCAAAGGGGTTTTGGGGGGATATAAGCCTACACAAATTGTGTGGGCTTTTTGTGTTGTAAAGCGAGGTGATAAAGTGGCATCAAGAAAAAATCCGGGGGGCGCACCACCTAAATACAGAAGCGTAAAGGCAATGCAAGAAAAGATTGATGCCTACTTTGAAGCCTGTAAAGGAAAGCCGTTTTTAGACGATAACGGAGAACCGATGCGAAATAAAAACGGCTATATTATCTATGACGATAAAAAACCGCCTACTGTGACAGGATTGGCGCTTGCACTTGGTTTTGCATCAAGGCAGGCGCTTTTGAATTATCAAAACAAACCAGAGTTCAATGACACGATTACGCGTGCAAAGGCCCGTTGCGAACAGTACGCCGAAGAAAGATTGTACGACAAAGACGGCTCCGGCGGCGCACAGTTCAGTTTGCGGGCAAATTTTGGATGGGATGACAAGCCGAAGCAAGAGAGCGCGGGAACGGTGAATATTATTTATGATGTGCCAAGAGAATAAACATATCAAGGATATTATTTCGCCAGCATTTTATAAGCCGTTTTGGGACATTGAGGATGGTAAAGTTCAAGAGTTTGTGGCAAAAGGCGGACGTGGCAGCACAAAGTCAAGCTTTATTGGCGTTGAAGTCATTTTGCAGCTGAGAGCACATCCGCAATGCCACGCAGCAGTGTTCCGCAAGGTCGGCAACACACTGCGCACAAGCGTTTATGCGCAAATCGTCTGGGCAATTAATGAGCTTGGTTTGCACGATCGTTTTCGTTGCACGGTCTCCCCTATGGAATGCACCTATTTGCCAACTGGACAAAAGGTGCTTTTTTTCGGCGTTGATGACCCCGGAAAGGTAAAGTCAATCAAAGTGCCGTTTGGTTATATCGGCATCTGCTGGTTTGAAGAGCTTGACCAGTTTGACGGTGAAGAGCAAATCCGAAATGTGGAGCAATCCTGCTTGCGCGGCGGTGACTGGTTTATCACGTTCAAGAGCTTCAACCCGCCCGCAATGGCGCGGAACTGGGCGAACGGCTACGCACTGAAAGCCCGCGATGGAAAGCTAATACATCATAGCACCTACAAAACAACGCCCGCAGAATGGCTCGGAGAACGGTTCCTGGCCGATGCAGAATACTTGCAGCGCACAAACGAAACAGCATACCGGCATGAGTATTTAGGAGAGGTTGTCGGCAGCGGCACGGCGGTATTTGAGAATCTGCGCATTGAGAAAATCACCGATGAACAGATTGCCAGCTTTGATCGTATCAAACGCGGCGTGGACTGGGGCTGGTACCCTGACCCGTGGGCATACAATGCTATGCACTATGACGCGGCACGTCGAACGCTGTACATCTTCGATGAACTGACACGACGTAGAACCAGCAATAGGGACACTGCGCAACTGCTGCTGGACAGAGGGCTTACGCGCGAGGACAAAATCTGCGCGGATAGCGCCGAGCCAAAATCCATTGCGGACTATAACAAGTACGGCGTGAAAACATTCCCTGCCCGTAAAGGGCCGAAATCGGTTCGATACGGCACAAAATGGTTGCAAATGCTGGAAGCGATTGTCATTGATCCAGAACGATGCCCGGACACAGCAAAGGAATTCAGCGAGTACGAGTACGAGCGAGACGCGAAAACTGGGGAAGTGCTGGAAGGGTACCCGGATTTGAACAACCATCACATTGACGCGGTGCGTTATGCGATGGAAAGCACAGCGAACAAAGCCGGAGACAATACGGCAATGAAGTATCAAAGCATTTACAGATAGGCGGTGAGGGAAAATCAGAACATATCAAGACTTTGTGGCGGTCGGTGAAGATGAACGTTCCCGCATGGGGTTTGTGTTTGACACCATCAACGATTTTAAAGGCCAGAAAAAGACGCGGGACATGCTGGACGCAAAGCTGTACTATTGGGGCGAAAATCCCACAATCAACCGCTATGAAAAAATGGTGTACGACCTTGAAGGGAAAGCGCATCCCGATATGTATACAGCAAACCACAAGATTGCCAGCAAGTTTTTTGGATTTGTTGTAGACCAGGAAGTTTCTTACCTGCTGGGCAACGGCGTTGCGTTTAACAGTGAATCCACAAAAAAGGCGCTTGGCGCTACGTTTGATGAAAATATTATGGATGCTGCCCGCCATGCGTTGATTGGTGGGCAGTCTTTCGTATTCTGGAATCTTGACCATATTCAGGTGTTCTCGCCGGAGCAGTTTGTGCCGCTATACGATGAAGAAGATGGCGCACTAAAAGCTGGAATCCGGTTCTGGCAGATTGATCCTGACAAACCGCTGCGGGCAACTCTGTACGAGATGGACGGTTATACTGACTACATCAAGCCGAGAAACGGTGAAGTGCGTAGTTTAAACGGGAAACTGCCATACAAGTTGAAAGTTCGGTACTCGGAGATTGACGGCGCGGAAATTTATGACGGCGAGAATTATCCCGGATTTCCCATTATCCCGCTGAAGAACGGCGAACAAGCAAGAAGCGAACTTTGCGGCAGGAAAAATACCGTTGACGCGCTCGACCTTGCCAGCAGCAACATGGTAAACAATGTGGATGAGGGCAATCTCATCTATTGGGTGCTGACAAACTGCGGCGGCATGGATGAAATTGACGATGCAAAGTTTGTTGAGAGACTTAAAACCACCCACGTTGCCCATGCAGACGGTGACGAGGGCGCAAAAGCCACACCGCAGAGCATTGAAGCACCGTTCCAAGGTACGCAGGCCACCATTGATATGCTGACCAAAAAGCTGTACACGGATTTCCAAGCGTTTGACGCATCTGCCGTAAGCGCCGGAAACCAGACGGCAACAGCCATCAAGGCAAGCTATGTGCCGCTGGATTTGAAAACGGATAAGTTTGAAAGCTGGGTCTCGCGCTGCATCAAGGGCATTCTGGCAATTGCTGGGCTTGATGATGAACCAACTTACACGCGGAATCAAATCATTAACAAGCAGGAAGAAGCGCAGACCGTGATGCTGGGTGCGGAATACTACGATGATGAATACATCACCAAAAAGCTGCTGACCATTCTCGGCGACGCAGACCAGTACGAGGACCTGATGCGGCGCAAGGCTGCCGAGGAGCTAGACCGTACAATTACTAACCAACCACCTAACGAGCCACAGAACCAGCCGGGAGAAGGAATGAACGGCAATGGCGAAACCTGATTATGCTCACAAAATGACAGATGCCGAGCTTTCCAAGCTGGAACGGCGCATTGCAAAGCTGTACAAAGAAGCTGCTGACGAATTGACCGACACGGTGAAAGCCTATTTTGAGCAATTCGAGAAGCGTGATGCAGCCATGAAAGAAAAGCTCGATGCAGGCGAAATCACCGAACAGCAATACAAGCAATGGCGGCTTGCGCAGATAGGGCGTGGCAAGCGTTTTGAAGCCTTGCGCGATAAAGTGGCAGAACGGTACACCGATGCTAATGCAACGGCTGTGGCCTATGTCAATGACGCCACGCCGGGCATTTACAGCTTGAACCGCAATTATGCCGCTTACAAAATCGAGCAAGTTTCCAGCAAAGCGGATTTTACGCTGTGGGATGAGCAGACCGTAAAACGTCTGATTGTGGAACAGCCTGACCTTATGCCGTACTACCCGCCAAAGCGGGCGTTGCAGCGCGGCATTGATTTGAAGTACGGCAAGCAACAGATTACAGGCAGCGTGACAAGCTCCATCCTTCAAGGCAAAAGCATACCGAAAATTGCAAACGACCTGCAACACCGTATGCAGGATATGAGCCTCGCAAGCGCCATCAGAACGGCCAGAACGGCGGTCACAGGAGCGCAGAACGCGGGGCGGCTAGATACTTACCGCGCCGCACAAGACATGGGCATAAAGCTGAAAAAGCAATGGCTGGCAACGCTGGACAACCGCACACGCCACGCACACGCGATGCTGGACGGTCAGACAGTTGACAATGACAAGCCGTTTAAAGTAGACGGCTATGAGATTATGTTTCCCGGCGATGCAAGCGCACCGGGCTATTTGGTGTATAACTGCCGATGTACTCTAATTGCAGCGCTTGACGATGTGCCAAAAATCCCGAACCCGCTGCGCCGTGCACGCGACCCGGAAACGGGAAAGAGCATACTTGTATCAGATATGACCTATGCGCAGTGGGAAAGCTGGAAGGAAGGAGCTGCGCAGAACGCTGGAAAGATTAAAAAATGAAAATCATCTTTGACGACCACAGCGACGAGGTGCTTTCAGCCCTTGACGCTGCCCTTGCACGCGGGCTTGAAAAATGCGGGCTTGTTGCGGAGGGCTATGCAAAAAAGCTATGCCCCGTCGACACAGGCAACCTGCGCAACAGCATTACACACATGGTCAGCGACGGCGAAAAGGCCGCATATATCGGCACAAACAGCGAGTATGCAGTTTATGTGGAGTGCGGCACGGGCATTTACTATCCGGGCGGCAGACAAACGCCGTGGGTATATCAAGACGCAAAAGGCAATTGGCATCTGACCCACGGGCAACGCGCTAAACCGTATATCAAGCCTGCCGTTGCCGAGCACGGCGAACAGTACAAAAGAATCATCGAAGCAGAGCTGAAAGGCAAATAAGCCTCTCGGCTCTTTTTATTAGCATCTACTGCACTTGCGGCAGGTGCTATTTTTATCCGCAAAAACAGCGAAGAACTGCTGTTTTGAATAAATGCTAATGCCGAAGGACCGGCACCGAAGAAAAGGAGCAAAAACATTGGCTATTACTCGTAAGCTGCTAAAAGGTATGGGGCTGACCGAAGAGCAGCAGGACACCATTATTGAAGCCCACACTGACACCGTAAACGGTTTGAAAGCGGACGTTGACCGCTATAAAGCCGATGCGGAAAAACTTCCCGGCGTTCAAAAGGAACTGGACGACCTGAAAGGCAAGGGCGATGACGGTTACAAAGAGAAGTATGAATCCGAGCACAAGGCTTTTGAGGATTACAAAACAAGCGTGGCCGCCGAAAAGACTACCGCTGCCAAAGAAAAGGCACTGGAGACCGCCCTGAAAAAAGTCGGCATTGCCGACAAACGTTTGCAGTCTGTTGCCCGGCTTTGCAAAGGCGATGGCCTGCTGGACAAGCTGGAACTGGACGAAAAAGGCGCTATCAAGGATTCTGACAAGCTGGAAACCAGCCTGAAAGAATCTTACGGCGACTACATCGTTAAAACCAGCACCCAGGGCGCAAACACACCGAACCCACCCGACAACAACGGCGGTAGTGGTATTACGGCAGAAGCCTTTAAAAAGATGGGCTATGCCGAACGACTGAAACTCAAGAAAGAAAGCCCGGAGCAGTATTCCGAGCTTGCAAACAGCAAAGGAGATTAACACATGGCAGATACTATTTTGACCAAGCTTGCAGACCTGATTGACCCGGAAGTCATGGCCGATATGATTTCGGCTAAAATCCCTGACAAAATCCGCGTGGCACCTTTTGCAAAAATGGATGACACCCTTGCTGGCGTGCCCGGTGATACCATTACTGTGCCGTCTTACGGCTACATCGGCGATGCTGAGGACGTTGCAGAGGGCGTTGACGTTGACATCGACAAGATGAGCACCAAGGACAAGAAGTACAAAATCAAGAAGGCCATGAAGGGCGTTGGCCTGACCGATGAAGCTGTGCTGTCCGGCTACGGCAACCCTGTTGGCGAAGCCAATGCGCAGCTGGCGCTGTCTATCGCTGCTAAAATCGACAATGACTGCATGGAAGCCCTGCAGGGCGCTACGCTGGTGTATGACGGCACTGCCGCCGCTATCAAATACAGCGGCGTTGTGGACGCTATCGACGTGTTCAACGAGGAGATCAACAGCGACAAGGTCATGTTCATCAACCCCAAGCAGATGGCTACCCTGCGCAAGGATGCTGATTTTATCAGCGCTGACAAGTATCAGGCTGGCGTTGCTGTCACCGGCGAAATCGGCAAGATTGCCAACACCCGCGTTGTAGCATCCCGCAAGGTTCCTTCTATCGAGTATGAGAAGGACAACAGCACCGGCACCATTGAGATTGTCGCTGATACTACCGCCGAAACCTCCACCAAAAAGCATCTGGCGACCATCCAGCCGCATTGCGCTGCTGCTTTGATTGTCGGTGATAAGGTCAAGGCTGCTGCTGCCGCCTACTACGCTTGCCCCATCGTCAAGCTGAACGAGGACAGCGAGACTGAGGACGATGTGCCCGCCCTGACCATCTACCGCAAGCGCAATATCAACGTGGAGACCGAGCGCAAGCCGCGTAACCGCTCCACCGAGATCACTGCTGACGAGTTCTACGTTGCGGCGCTGACCAACGAAGCCAAAGTCGTGCTGGCAAAGTTCAAAAAGTAATAAGGAGGCAGCGAAATGCTTGAAGAATTGATGCGAGAGTGTAGAAACTGGTTTGTTGCGCCGAATGGCGTACATCTGGGCACTTTTACCGTCAAGGAAGGCAGCATTGCGCTGCCTTTTCTTGTTCTCGGGCAGTATTTCCGCATTGTCGGCAGCGTTTTCAACGATGGCGTGTACCAGTACGGTGCTGGCGGCTTGACCGATGAAACGTTTGACGGTGCTGTGTGGGCGCTGTCTGTGCCCGCTGCCTTTATTTCTCTGGTTGAGGATGTGGAAGCATGGCGCAACAAGTATGAGAGCGCCGCAAACAGCCCATTTCAAAGTGAGAGCTTTGCGGGATATAGTTACACCAAATCGAGCGCGAACGGCAATTCTGGCGGCTCTGTGACGGGCTGGCAGGGCGTGTTTGCGTCCCGGCTAAACAAATGGAGAAAGCTATGAGCCTTTTAGATGATTTTTCGCGCAGCTGCATCATTATGGACAAACTGACAAAGCCTGACGGCGAGGGCGGCTATTCTACCGAGTGGCGCGAGGGCGCAGAGTTTTCAAATTACGTCGCATTTGACAGCAGCCTTGAAGCACGGCAGGCCGAAGCGCAGGGCGTGACCAGCGTGTATACCGGCATTGTGCGGAAAGATGTGCCTATTGAGTACGGCAGCGTGTACAAGGATGTGACGACCAGGGCATATTTCCGGGTCACGAGCCGCCCGGAAGAAAAGCAAGCCCCGGCAAGCGCTTCTCCAATGCTGCAAAACCTAAAGAGTTTTACGGCTGAACGATTGCGGGAGGGATTGCCGACATGACAAAGGGCGCTGCATTACAGCAGTTTTTCGGGCAATTTATGACAGCATACGCCAGCAATGCCGTGCCGGATGACGCTGTACTCCCCTATCTGACCTATGATGCCGTGTTTGACGCATGGGGCGGCGGGGCGGTATCGCTGACGGTCAACATGTGGTTCCATACCACGAGCGAAGCGGTGCCTAATGCAAAGGCGCTTGAGCTTTCGGACGCGCTGGGCATTGGCGGCGTGACGCTGCCGGTAGATGGCGGTTTGATTTGGTTAAAACGCGGCTCCCCGTTCTGCCAATCGCTGGCAGATGATACAGACAAAAACCTAAAACGGCGGTACATCAACGTGACCGCCGAATTTTTATGCCTAAATTGAGGTGAAAGCATGAAATTTACTCGTATTCCTGAATCTGCGTTTAAAGAACTGGTCTTGAACGCAGGCTATCTTGCAACTACGTTTGACCCGGCTGCCGGTACTGCGCCGGAAGAAAGTGCGCTGCTGGGCGCCACGACCGGCGGCATCAACTTTACGGCTGTGCCGAGCTTTACCGACTTCGGCGAGGACATCGACAACTGCCCCAAGAACATGAAAGAGCTGAAACAGATTGAATCTTGGGAAGTCAAGTGCAGCGGCACTTATGTTTCGGCATCGGCAGAAAATGCCAAGAGCATGCTTGGCGCTGCGGATGTTACGACCACTTCCAAGGTGTCCAAAATCACGCCGCGCAACGACCTGAAAGACAGCGACTTTACTGATTTGTGGCTGCTGTGCGATTATTCAGACAAGCACGGCACTACGAATGGCGGTTTCTGTGCCATCCATATGCTGAATACGTTGTCCACCGGCGGTTTTAGCTTGCAGACGGGAGACAAGGAAAAAGGCCAGATGAGCTTTGAATACACGGCGCACTACTCCATTACCGCGCAGGACACTGTGCCGTGTGAGGTGTATATCAAGGCGGGAGAGGATGAGGCATGATGAAGCTGTTTTCTCAGTTAAGCACTGACGAAGCTGGTGAGGTTGCGCTGCGAATTGCACCGCCCATCACGAACCTGATCGAGGATGAAAACCTTGTTGCTGAAGTGCAGAAAACCATGCCGAAAGGCGACACGACTGTTATTGCAATGCAGCGCTTCGGCCTTGCGAAAATCGTAAAACTGCTCAACATTGCAATTAAGCAGCACCGTACCGACGTTTACGAGATTCTTTCCCCCTTTAATGGGCTGACGGCAGAGGAAATCGGCAAGCAGAATTTTCTTGTCACTTGCAAGCAGGTTTATGATTTGCTGAACGATAAGGATTTTGTCGATTTTTTCAAATTGTGTCTTGCTGGCGGGCAGAACAAGTAATCCCTGTACTGCTGAAAATGCCGAAACTGAGCGCAAAGGCGCTTGTGTCGGCGCTGCCTTACGCTTTAAAAGCTGATTTTGAAGAGCAGATGTACAAGGTATACATGACAGACAGTGCGTGGAGCCTTGTTGTAGCTGTTACAGGCGTAAAGGACAGGCCAGCGAGATATATTGACATTATTCACCCGCCCAAAGTGGATACGCGGACACCAGAACAGGTGCAAGAAGATTTCAAAGACTTTGCGGCGCGGCATGGGTTGAAAGAAGCAAAGAAAAAAGCCGCCCAAACAGAGGGCAGCTAAACTTAGAAACAATTTTTGATAATGGCTTTATAGGTTGGCTCGTCAACTTCCAACAGGAAGCGCTTGCCGCTGTAACGCCATTGCGGGTCATCTATAAGCTGTATAACAACCTGATAAACGCCTTTTTGCTTGGCAGTCATTGCACCGGCAACCATGCCAGCACCACCAAACAAAGCACCGCCGACCATTCCGCGCATAACGCCGGAAGCCATAGATGTTTTGTGAGTTTCATCTACCACAGAGTAACCGGCAACAGTGCGGCTGTTTAGTTCAAGTGCTGATAGACCACCAACGTCCATAGAGACTTTGCCAAATGAAACAGACACCTTTTTGCCCATAAAATCACCGGCGATTACCGCATTTTTTGCTTTTGCCATAAAAAACACCTCCTACGGATAGAATACAATACCGGATAAAAAAATTCAAGAAGGGAGTGATAAAATGGACGTTTTTAATCTTTATGCCAAATTAAGCCTAAACACAAGCGAATACGAAAAAGGCGTAGAAAAGGCAAAGGGCGGGGCTTC